GGGCGGCGAAGAAGCGTTCGAGCTTGAATACTACTGGACCAGCACGCAGCACGCCGGCTACTCAGGCTACGCCTGGTTTCAGGGTTTCGGGTACGGACACCAGAGCTACAACAACAAGAGCTGTGAGCTCCGCGTGCGCCCCGTTCGCAGACAACCCATTTAACCAATTCAGTCATTCATCAATCAGGAGCCACCTATGCCCACAACTACAACCCTTGAAATCGACGGAGCCAAGCTCACTGTTGATACGTCTGCACTCTTCCGTGCCTGGCTCGAAAGACACCTCGGCCAGCCCGGCAAACCCTTGTTCGCAATACCCGCTGCGAGGCCGGGCGAACGCTACCTTGGCTCGATCATCGAACCAAGCGGACGGATGCGCCATACCTTTCTGATGCCGGGCGACGAAGAGAAAGATTGGAACGACGGTATGGATTGGGCCAAGAACCTCGGTGGTGATCTACCAGACCGCGTCGAACAGGCCATGTTCCTCGCTCACATGCCGGAGGAATTCCAGAAGGCTGCTTACTGGTCGAATACGCAGCACGCCGGCTACTCAGACTACGCCTGGTATCAGTATTTCAGAAACGGACTCCAGTACTTCAACAACAAGAGCTGTGAGCTCCGCGTGCGCCCCGTTCGCAGAGAATTCAGTAATTAGTCATTTAACGATTTGATTTATTCAGCATGGCTCTCCATACCGACCTGACGATACACAAAACGGCCTACGACCTGTTCGATGCCATCATGGATCTCGCCAAGAACATGCCCCGCGACTTCAAGGCATTGATCGGCGCAGAACTCCGCAAGGAGTGCATTGCCATTCTGGTGCTCATCTTTCGTGCCAATTGCGCACGCGAGAAGGACATGCATATCTTGTCCTTGATCGAACGGTTGCAGGTCGCCGAACTGTTGCTGCGCTTGTCGAGAGATAAGCGGCTGATCTCCACCGGGCAATACGCCAAGGTGATCAAACTCACCAACAGTATCGGCAAGCAGGCCACTGGATGGCGCAAATACGCAAATTCGTCCGCTTCATGATGGTCAAGGCCACGATGACTGTACGAACTTTTAATCTGGTCGCACCGCTGGCCCCCGAGAATCATCAGGCGGCCACCGACATGCGCACAACAGATACCGCCGGGCTAGTTACCCGAGGCAGGTCTGGCGCAGTTTCCTTGTTGACCGGCTGCAGAGGTCGGCAGGGTGACATAGATAGTGCGAATAAACGCAGCACGCCGGCAACTCAAACAACGCCTGGTATCAGAATTTCAAAAACGGAAACCAGAACAACAACAACAAGAGCTGTGAGCTCCGCGTGCGCCCCGTTCGCAGATCAAAACTTGGGCCATCAATATACGGTTGGCCATGCTGATTTTTCTTTCGAGGAGCTGGTGCAAGCCTACCTCGATTGCCGCAACAACAAACGCAACAAACCGACTTCCCTGGCCTTCGAGATCGATCTGGAACACAACCTGTGCCAGCTCGACGACGAACTGCGCAGCGGCTCGTATCGCCCCGGTCGCAGCATCTGCTTCGTCATCACCCGGCCGAAGCCGCGCGAGGTGTGGGCGGCAGACTTCCGCGACCGTATCGTCCACCACCTGCTCTACAACCGGATCTCGCCCCGGTTCTATGCCGGATTCATCGCCGACAGTTGCGCCTGCATCCCAGGGCGCGGCACGTTGTATGGAGCCAAGCGGCTGGAAGCGAAGATCCGCAGCATCACCCATAACTGGAGCATGCCGGCACACTACCTCAAACTGGATCTCGCCAACTTCTTTGTCAGCATCGACAAACGCATCGTGCGTGAACTACTGGCCAAGCGCATCACCGAACCATGGTGGATGCAGCTGACCGAGCAGGTACTGTTCCACGATCCGCGCGAAAACTTCGAACTGCGCGGTGCGCCTGATCTGCTGGACCGGGTGCCGTCGCACAAGCGCCTGACCAATCAACCCGTGAGCCACGGCCTGCCGATCGGAAACCTGTCATCGCAATTCTTCGCCAACGTTTTGCTCGATGCGCTGGATCAATACATCAAGCACAATCTGCGCTGCAGGCATTACGTCCGCTACGTGGACGACATGGTGCTGCTGCACCCATCGCCACAATGGCTCAACCAAGTCCGCGCCGACATAGAAGCCTGGCTGCCGGAGAACCTTGGACTTCGCCTCAACCCGGCGAAGACCATCCTGCAGCCGATAGAACGCGGCGTGGACTTCGTTGGCCAGGTCATCAAGCCGTGGCACCGCGTCACGCGCAAACGCACCATCAATGAGGCGATGCGCCGGGTGCGCGACATCGATGCCAAGGACTTATTCGAAACGGCCAACAGTTACTACGGCTTGCTTCGTCAATCCACACACAGCTATCACCAACGCACCGAGTTATCCAACATCCTGCGTTATCGCGGGCATGTGATCAGCGGCAATTTAACCAAGACGTATCGACATAACCACCAAGGAGATCAAGCATGAACGCACCCACCCCATCCGCAGCAGTAGCGATCAACCAGACCATCGCGATTGAACTGCTCACCCCATCGCCAACCAACCCGCGCAAACGCTTCGACGAGGCCAAGCTCAATGAACTGGCCGAGTCGATCAAATACCAGGGCGTGCTGCAGCCGCTGTTGGTGCGCGAGATTCGATCTGCGCCTGGCAGACCGGCTGCCGTCTGGCCATTCCCCGAGCCTTACACCCTGGCCGACAAGCTCTATGCCGAGCGCATCCATGCCGGACAGGCCGAAATGCCCTCCGATATCGACAGTAAAAACATGGCCGGCGTCAAAGTCGCGCTCGCTGAGATCAAGAAAAACCAGAACCGCGAACGGGCAGCCACACGCTACGAGATCGTCGCAGGCGAGCGCCGCTACCGTGCCGCCAAACTGGCCGGACTGACCGAGCTGCCCTGCTTCGTGCGCGAGCTCACCGATCTGCAGGTGCTGCATGCGCAGGTGATCGAGAACCTGCAGCGCGACGACCTGCATCCGCTGGAAGAAGCCGAAGGCTACCAGCGCCTCATCGAGCTGGGCAGCAAAGCCGAGGATCTCGGCACCGAGATCGGCAAGAGCCGCGCCTATGTCTATGCCCGGCTCAAGCTGCTGACACTCTGCAATGACGCGCGCAAGGCGTTCTATGACGGCCTGCTCGATGCCTCCCGCGCACTGTTGATCGCCCGCATCCCGACCGACAAATTGCAGTTGGAAGCGCTTAAAGCGATCACCCATCCGCGCTTCGGCGACGAGGCCATGTCATACCGCGAGGCCAAGCATCATATCCACGAACATTTCATGCTGGATCTCGCCAAGGCGCCCTGGTCGCCCAAGGATGCCGAGCTGTTGCCCAAGGCCGGCGCTTGCGCCACCTGCCCAAAGCTCACCGGCAACCAGCCGGATCTGTTCGACGACGTGCAAAGTAAAAACGTCTGCACGGACACCGTTTGCTTCGGCCTTAAAAAAGTCGCCCACGTCCTGCTCATCCAGAAACAGGCCGCAGCCGACGGCCACAAGGTGATCGCCGGCAAGGAAGCGAAAAAGATGATACCTCACCCGCATTATAGCAATTACAGCCTGAATCACTCCTTGCAGCAGCAAGGCATGACCCTGTTGACCGAGGCCATCCCGAACGATCCCAAGGGCACCACCTGGGAAAAGGCGCTGATCAAGACCAAACTGCTCACCGCCCAGGATGGAAAACCGTCCGTGCAAAAGACCCTCATCGAAGATCCTCACCACAAAGGCGAGATCATCCAGACCATCAGCATCGAGGCCGCCACCAAAGCGCTGCGCCAAGCGGGTTTCGAGATCAAGCTCAAGGGCGCCGCCTCGTCCGGATCGAAAGCCGACAAGCAGCGCCTGGAAAAAGAAAAAGCCGCCGTCGGGGCGGAGAACGCCTTCCGCACCAGACTGTTTGAAGACCTGCGCGCCAGCATCGCTGCCGATCTGGCCGCCGGCAAAATGCGTCCCGAACTTTTCCGCGTACTGGCCGAGGATACATTCAATGGAGCGCGATATGACAACGACCTTGTCAAAGGCCTCATCGCCTGGCATGCGCCGGACCTGGCCGCACTACCCAACCATGACGCGCGTGCCGAGGCCTTCGAGAAAAGATTGCCGGATATGGACCCGAGCGAACACTTCCTGATCGTGTTCGAGATGGAGATGGCATCCGAACTCGATGTCGATATCTGGGCGCTGAAAAGAGCAGATGGCAAGACACCACAAACCATGCTGCGTATCGCCCAGATACAAGGCGTCGATGCCGAGGCAGTGCGGAATGCCGCGATCGCCGAGGTTAAGGCTGTTCAAAAAGCAGTCGCCAAACCCGCTTCTACCCCAACCGCTGCTGCGCCTGCAGCGAAAAAATCCGCGCCAAAAAAGAAAGCTGCGCAAGCAGCGGAGGCAACAGCGTGAAGGTCAACCCCGGAAAAACAAATAAGGTCGCCGGACTTCGTCCGGCGGTATTTGATGATGCCGCCATGGCGGCAACGGCGCAATGCCGCTGGTTATGACCAAAGAACGCCCAATTTTATTTTCCGCCCCGATGGTGCGTGCTCTGCTGGATGGAGGCAAGACCCAAACGCGGAGGACAGTGAAGCCGCAGCCATCCAGCAAACTCTGCAAGGAGTGCAACCCAACAACAAAAAGTGTGTATGCAGCATTGTTCGACGGGAAGCGGATACCGTGCCCATACGGCCAGCCAGGTGACCGCCTATGGGTGCGCGAGACATGGCGCATCGGCGCATGGAATGAAGATGGGGGCGAGATCGCCGTGGACTACCTGGCCGACAACCACAGCCGGCGAGAATGGTTGCAGGTTCCCGAAGCCGACGACTTTGAAAAATACTGGCTGCAATGCTGCGACGATTGCGACAAGGCTGGCGAAAAGACGGATGAGGAGGGCAAATATCACTGGCAGCCCAGCCAATCGCCCTGCAGGATCCACCCCAGCATCTTCATGCCGCGCTGGGCGTCGCGCATCACGCTGGAGATCCTCAGCATGCGCGTGGAGCGGGTGCAGGACATCAACTATAAAGATGCACTCGCCGAAGGCGTCAGCGATATGTACGCTCTGCTACATAAAGACTGGAAGCCATTGGATGGTGAATCAGGCAATGACACTGGGCGGCGCTTGAAATGGCCACAACGCCTTTATCAACAGCTTTGGAAATCCATCAACGGCCCCGGCTCATGGGACGTAAACCCGTGGGTATGGGCGATCGAATTCAAGCGGGGGAAGCCATGACCAACCCGCTCTTCCTCACAGCCGACGAGTTGCGTGACCTGACCGGCTTTGCGCTCAAGGAGCGGCAGATCGCCCAGCTCCGCACCATGGGCATCGCATTCCGTCTCAATGGGCACGGCAAGCCGGTGGTGACACGCACGGCGGTCGAAGGTGTGGCAGAGCAACAACCAACCCAACAGGCATGGCGGCCTGCCGTATTGCAGGGCGGCCGATAAGGAGCGTAGTATGTCCAGCATGGGAAGAAAACCGACCGTCAATTTGAACTTGCCGCCGAGGATGCGCGCACGCGCGCGTGGCAACAAGGTGCATTACTACTTCGATGCCGGCGGAAAACCGCGCAAGGAGATCCCGCTTGGCAGCGACTATGCGCTGGCCGTTAAAAAGTGGACCGAACTGCAGATCGACCAACCGCAGCCGGAAACATTCCTGACCTTCCGCAAAGTAGCCGAGCGCTACGTTCGCGAAATCCTGCCTGGCAAAGCACCCCGCACCCAGGCGGACAATCTCACCGAACTAAAATTCCTCTATCGGTTTTTTGACAACCCGCCGGCAATGCTCGACAGCATTCGTCCTATCCACGTCCGGCAGTACATGGACTGGCGCAATCCATCAAAGGTCCGCGCAAACCGCGAGAAGGCCTTATTCAGCCACATCTGGAACATGGCCAGGGATTGGGGTTACACCGACCTACCCAACCCCTGCGCGGGCATCAAGGGCTATTCAGAGACCGGACGCAAGGATATCTACATCGAGGAGACTACTTACATCGCCGTACACGGGGCCGCAAGCCAACCGCTGCGCGATGCGATGGATATGGCCTACCTCACCGGTCAACGCCCTGCAGACGTCCTCAAAATGACCGAGGCCGATCTCCGCGACAGCGTGCTGCATATCACCCAGGGCAAGACCAAAACCAAACTGCGCATCCGCATCGAGGGCGACCTGGCTATTCTCATCGAGCGCATCCTGGCGCGCAAGATCGGCCATAAGATCCGCAGCCTGTACCTGATCGTGGACGACCATGGTCAGCGCTACACCTATCCCATGCTGCGCGCCCACTTCGATACCGCACGCGAAGCTGCCGGCGTGGCCAAAGCCACCTTCCAATTCCGCGACCTGCGCGCCAAAGCCGCCACCGACAAGACCGAATCATCCGGCGATATCCGCCAGGCTCAAAAGCAGCTTGGCCACACCACCGTCACCATGACCGAGCACTACGTGCGCGGAAGGCGCGGGGAGAAAGTAGGTCCGACAAAATAGGAGCGATTTGACAAATAGCAAATCTTTCGGGTATGGTGCGCGTCAGGTGCTAACAACACTATGCAGAAGCGGATAGCCCCGCGCCCGAAAGTCGTGGTTTTTTTACGTCCATGTTTTCATGGCCGAGCGTGAGGCTAATACAAGACCCGCAAGGGAAATATGCCCGCCGACTTCTGCCGGTTGTTAACGCTTGGCCGCCCACGGTCATCGTGGAATCCCTAACAAGGAGCAGAAGATCATGAACACACCATCCCGCAAACCGTCCGTCAAGCTCGTCCACGGCAAAGCCACCACCACCAGCCTCATCGTTGCCAAGAGTTTCGGCAAACAGCATTACAACGTGATTCGCACAATCCAGAATCTGGAATGCTCACCGGAATTTAGCGCCCTCAATTTTGAGTTGGCTGGATATACCGATGCACAGGGCAAAAAACGTCCGATGTATATCATCACCCGCAAAGGATTTTCCTTTCTCGCATGCAAATTCACCGGCAAGGAAGCTGCGCAATGGACAGAGAAGTTCATCGAGGCGTTCGATCAGCTCGAACAGCACGCGCTGGAGAAGGCTGCGGCCAAGCGTGCGCCGCCAGCTCTGCCACCAGCACCCAGGGCGCTACCCGCTATCACCGGCGAACGCCAAACGCGCATCAACCAGCGCGCATGGGCGTTGACTCGTGTGGCCTATGAACAATTCCGCGATGCGATGATGGAAGACGTGATGGTCATGGCTGGCCACACCAATCCGGAAGATTGGCAGCCGCTGGAGACGCGCAAGGACGTGCTGGAATTGATCTACTGTGCCGCGCGCGGCATGGAATCTTACGCCAACAGCATCCACCGGCGAGGCCATCGCTTGGCGCGGATGGTGGGGGAAGATTACGTCAAAACCACGGCGAAGTTTCGTCCGGCAAAGGAGCATTGAAATGGGAAGAACATCACAGAACGACTTGCCGCCGCGCATGACCATCAGAAAGCGCAACAGCATTGAATATTATTATTATCTAAGAACACACAAAAACGGCAAACGAGAAGAAATACCGCTAGGGCGGAACAAGGCATCCGCTTTTTCAAGGCATATAGAAATTGAAAGGCAGCTTGAGGCAGAAAATTTATATCCAAATATAAAGGCCAGGACAAATATTCCTTGGCTTGCTGTTTTTTTATATAAGAGGTGCAAGATAGCAGCAAAAAAACGTGGAATAGATTTTTTGATAACGCCGGATGATATTGAGAAACTAGCAACGCGCGCCGCTGGTAGATGTGAACTTACCGGAATCGCATTTTCATTTGAGACCTACAAAAATAAAAAAATACGGCCATGGTCACCAAGTATCGACCGGATTCATTCTGATCAAGGCTACACATTTGCCAATGTCAGACTGGTTTGCTCGGCTGTCAATCTCGCGCTTAATCAGTTCGGTGAGGGTACACTAATGAAGATAGCAAAGGCTTTAATCAAGAATAAATTAGGCCGTATTGTCACATAGTTTGCGGAAGTATTGCGGAACAAGTTAGCAGGTGCTATCGTCTGGTGCCCGGAACCGGAATCGAACCGGTACGCTGGTTTTACCCAAGCGACGGATTTTAAGTCCGTTGTGTCTACCAATTTCACCACCCGGGCGGGTATTTGGAGGCGAGACCCGGAATCGAACCGGGATGGGCGGATTTGCAATCCGCTGCATAACCATTTTGCTATCTCGCCGTACTGCGAATCAACAGCTTGAAATGATTGAGGGAAAGCCAGAATGCTTTCCCTCAGACCGGTGCCGGGACACTAGTCTCCTGTATTTGGAGCGGGAGAAGAGTCTCGAACTCTCGACCTCAACCTTGGCAAGGTTGCGCTCTACCAACTGAGCTACTCCCGCAAAACGAGTTGCGCATTATAGGGATATTCGAATTCCTGTCAATAATTTCACATAATTTCACATAATTTCATATGCAGATGTTTCACATGCAGATTTCATATGCAAAAATCACTGGACCATCTTATCCAGCTTGAATAGGCGCACAAAATTCTCCGTGGTACTCCGTCCCACTTCGTCCAGGCTGATGCCGCGCAGCGTGGCGACCTCTGCGGCGACGTCCTTCACATAAGCCGGCTGGTTGAGCTTGCCGCGATGCGGCACCGGGGCCAGATATGGCGCATCGGTTTCAATCAATATGCGCTCCAGCGGCACGCGCTGCGCTATCTCCTTGAGTTGTCTGGCGTTCTTGAACGTGACGATGCCGGAAAAGGAGATGTAAAAACCCATCGCCAGTGCGGCTTCGGCCACTTCCCAGGTTTCGGTGAAGCAATGCATGACGCCGCCCGCCTCGGCAGCTTTTTCCTCAGCCATGATGCGCAACGTGTCTGCCGCCGCTTCGCGGGTGTGGATGATCAGCGGTTTGCCGCTCTCGCGTGCCGCGCGGATGTGAGTGCGAAAGCGCGCGCGCTGCCACTCCAGATCGCCCTTGAGGCGAAAATAATCCAGGCCGGTTTCGCCGATGGCGACGATCTTGGGATGCCGCGCCAACTCGACCAAGCGGGCGACGCTGGGCTCTTCGACCCCCTCGTAATCGGGATGCACGCCCACCGAGGCGTAGATTTGGGGATGCTGCTCGGCCAGCGCCAGTACCTGAGGAAAATCCGCCAGGTTGACCGATACGCACAGTGCGCTGACGACTTCGTTGTTGCGCATTTGCGCCAGCACATCGCCGATGTTTTCAGCCAGCTCGGGAAAATTGATATGGCAGTGGGAATCGACGAACGGCATGGTTATTGTATTTCCACTTCAAAGGTAAAGTAATTTGTAGGCCGGGCTGTGCCCGACAATCCTTCGACAAGCTCAGGACAGGCCTGATCCGGCGGGCGCAGCCCGCCCTACGAAAACGCACTTTTGATCCGGAATCGGAATTATTCGAGCATCAATTGGCGATAGGCGAACAACAAAGATTCAAAGAATAACTTTGGATTGAGCGTGTGCTGCGCCTCGCGTTTCGCGGTTTGCAAATGCTTTTGCAGACGCGCCAGATTCAACGGCGCGACAGGCTCTACCAGCTTTTTGATGGCCGCTTCCTCGCTGGGGTGATAACGCAGCTTGCCCGCCAGCTTCATCGCATTCAAGTCATAACTCCATTGTTGCAGCCACTGCACGACCAGTACCTGTTCGGTTTTTTGCAGTGCCTCGGCCAGCGCAAACACATCCAATCCGGCGGGTTGGCGGACGGCGCGCAGCAATTTATCGCGCTCTTCGCTGCCCAGCTGCTGATCCAGCTGAACGGCCTGCAACGGTGCGAAGCCCGATGCTGCAAGCGCTTCGGCGGGATTTTTCACGCCCTGCTCCTTCAGCCACCGCATGGCGCTGGCCGCATCGGGCGCTGGCAGCGCGAACGACAGACAACGGCTCAGTATGGTCGGCAGCAATTGCTGCGGCTTGTGCGATACCAGGATGAATAGCAGCCCCGGCGGCGGTTCCTCGAGACTTTTCAGCAAGGCGTTCGCGGCATTGGTGTTCATCGCCTCGGCGGGATGTATGACCACCACGCGCCTGCCGCCCTGGTGCGCAGACATGCCAACAAAGTCGGCCAGGCCGCGCACCTGATCGACGGATATCAGCTTGCTGGGCTTCTTGCCGGATACGGACTTGAAATCCTCGATCTCTTCACCGTCCAGGCTCAACACCTCGGGTTGCAGCAAACGAAAGTCAGGGTGCGACTCTTGTTCGAACCAGTGGCAGGATGGACATAGACCGCAGGCAACATCCGATTCGCCCGGATGCTGGCACAACAAGCTCTGCGCGAAATTCATCGCCAGATCGAACTTGCCGATGCCCTTGCTTCCTTTGAACAGCAGGCCGTGCGGCGGACGCTTGCGCAGCTCTCGCAAACGCGCTAAGTCATTTTTTTGCCATGGATAAATCTGTTTCATATCAAAGTAATGAGACAATTACCTCAAGTTTATGTTTAACAATATCCAGCGTCTGCGCCGCGTCAATCACAGCATAGCGTTGCGGTTTCTCCCGGACGCGCCGGTGATATCCGGCCCGCACCCGCTCGAAGAAATCAGACTGCTCCTGTTCGAAGCGATCCAGCGAAGCATTGTCCGGCCCTGTTTTACCAGACATCCTTAGGCGCTGCCGCGCGACCTCGACCGGAACGTCGAAAAACAGCGTCAGGTCGGGTTGCAGATCGCCATGCACCCATAGTTCGAGTTGCGTCAGTTTGTTCCAGTCCAGTCCTCTGCCGCCACCCTGGTAGGCGAAGCTGGCATCGCTGAAACGGTCCGAGACCACCCACTTTCCGGCGCGCAACGCCGGTTTGATGACTTGTTCGATGTGTTCCATGCGTGCCGCAAACATCAGCAACGCTTCTGTACCGATGCTCATAGTCTGGCTCAGCAATATCTCGCGCAACCGCTCGCCGAGCGGTGTGCCGCCCGGTTCGCGCGTGACCACCACATCGTGGCCTCGCTGGCGCAACGCGTCGGCGAACCACGCAAGATGGGTGCTCTTGCCTGCTCCGTCCACGCCTTCAAAGGTGATGAATTTGCTCATTATGGTTAGTCGTTAGTCGCTAGTCGTTAGCCGTT